CAGTTTCCTACAATCTCTTCTGCTCTTGGTTGGGGTAGAAAAAACTGCCCTGAATGTATGGATGCACCTTCTATTACATTGGAATAAATAATTTTACATATTATTAAAATAATGCCAACTTATCGATTCGAAAATACAGAAACTGGTGAAATCTTTGAAAAATGGATGTATATGGCGGAAAAGGAACCTTTTCTCCAAGAAAATCCAAATATCAAACCACTCATTCCCACACAAATGAATGTTGGGGAGGTGGGTGATTTATTGAGCAGACACGTTAGAAGAAATCCTGGGTGGAATGATGTTCTACACAAGGTTTCAAAAGTTCCAGGTGCAAATGTAAAACCAATTTAACTATGGCAAGAAAAAGAAGGAGCAATGATAACCACCCAATTGGAGTTGGTTTGACAACTAGGCAAACAAAGAGAAAGAAACCAATTAGTGCTGAATATTTGGTTGATGTTGAACCTCTTACAGAAAATCAAAGGAAACTTTTTGAAGCATACAAAGAGGGAAAACATTTAGTTGCTTATGGTGCTGCTGGTACAGGTAAGACCTTTATTACTCTTTATAACGCACTCAAAGATGTATTTGATGAGACAACACCATACGAACAAATCTATGTGGTTCGTTCTCTTGTAGCAACTCGTGAGATTGGTTTTCTTCCAGGAGACCATGATGATAAGTCTGCTCTTTATCAAATTCCTTATAAGAATATGGTAAAGTATATGTTTCAGATGCCAAGTGATGCTGACTTTGAGATGCTTTATGGTAATCTCAAATCACAAGAAACTGTAAAGTTCTGGAGCACATCTTTCATTCGTGGTACAACACTTGATAATTCAATCATCATTATTGATGAAATGCAAAATCTTAATTTTCACGAATTGGATTCTATTATCACTCGTGTTGGTGAGAATAGTAGAATTTGTTTCTGTGGTGATGCAACTCAATCTGATTTGGTAAAAGGAAATGAAAGAAATGGTATTGTTGACTTTATGAATATTTTGAGAAAAATGGATTCATTTGAACTGGTCGAATTTGGTGTTGATGATATTGTTCGTTCTGGACTTGTGAAGGAATATATTACAGCAAAACTTGAACTTGGATTGTGATGTTTAATTATGTGGATTTGGATCTCCCTCAATTAGAGAGGGAGACCATTGATGGAGTTCGTTATTATAAAGTTCCCAATGAGGATGAGTTAATTAAACTTGTCTCCATTACTTCTGTAACCAGTCATAAGAACCGTCAGTTCTTTGCTGATTGGAGAAAGAAAGTGGGAGAAGAAAAGGCAAATAAAATCACAAAGCAAGCAACCAGTCGTGGGACTGATATGCATACACTTGCCGAAATGTATTTGAAGAATGAGGAATTTAATTCTGAAGTTCTTCCAATTTCGCAAATGTTATTTGGAATTGCGAAACCTTATTTGAATAAGATAAATAATATTCACGCACTTGAAAACTCTTTGTATAGCAAAGTTTTAGGTATTGCGGGAACTGTTGATTGTATTGCAGAATACAACGGTGAATTAGCAGTTATTGACTTCAAGACTTCTAAGAAACCAAAACCAAGAGATTGGATTGAACATTATTTCGTACAATGTGCTGCTTATGCTTGCATGTTATACGAGATGACTGGTATAATGGTAAAGAAATTTGTCATCATTATGGCTTGTGAAAACGGAGAATGTGAAATTTATGAAGAATACGACAAAGGAAAGTACATCAAGTTACTCACCGAATATATTAGAGAATTTGTTAGAGATAAACTTCAGCAATATGAATGATAAACTCAAGGAAGAATTAGATAGCAAATTTTTATGTCCTCAAAAGTTTGCTCAAGAAATAGAGAATATTGTCAAAGAATCTAAAATCAATTATATTGATGCAATCGTCACGTATTGTGAACAAAATAGTATTGAACTTGATACTATATCTAAATTAGTTTCTAAACCTTTGAAGGAGAAACTTAAAAATGATGCGATTGAATTAAACTTTTTGAAAAAAACTACTCGTGCTGCTAAATTGCCTCTGTGACACCCTTTGATGTTTATAAAACTTACTTAGCATTCAAAAATCATTTCACAAAAGAAAATTACGATTACTTTAAGTATTGTGGGAAGTCCAGAGCATCTCTGGACTCTTTTCATAAGAGGAAGGATAGGTATTTCTTTGAACGAACTTCTAGACAGAAGAATGATGATGAAATCAAAGCATATTTTGTAGCAAACTTTGCTGAATGTAATGATACTCAATCTTTATGGATTGGTGAAATCATTGAAAATGGAGAACAAATTTATACAAATTGGTTAAAGAAATCCCAAAGTCTTTTTTACTTATTCAAAACAGAAGCAGAAGTCTTTATACACAAAGATAGTTTTGTAGAATTATTTGAGATAAAAAACAATCAGCACCCAGAGATTCTCAAAAAGTATTTTCAAAAAGCAATCAGTTTAGAGACAATGGTGATATTGGATATGATATTGGGTTACGTGAAAAAGTTTGATAAGAAACTAACAGACCCAGTGTGGGAAACCGTCAGTTTAAGAATTCGAAAGTATGAACCATTCCTAAATATTGATGTAGCAAAGTATAAAGAAATTCTCAAGGAGATTGTTTTATGAGTGGATTTTTTGATTCAGAACAAGTCAGAGAATCTTTGTTTGAACTTGATGAACTTCAGCATAAACTCTTTACTGAATTGATGGAAATTCCTTTTTCTGATAAAGATAAAAAAAGGGAACATCTAGAAACAATGAAACAATTTTTGGAAAAACAAAAAGTTTTTATTTTTAGAATGTCTCTATCTGATGACCCAGAAGCAGTAGAAATGAGAAATCGAATTCTTGATTCTGCTTTATTGTTTGGATTAGAACCAGGAGATGATATTAATACATTCTTTGCGAAGATGGAAGAGTCAATTGAAAAACTTGAAAAGTCCCTTGACGACTGACCTTATACCTGCTATACTTAATATGTACAATACTCTCAATACTACTAATACGGAGAATACAAATGTCTTTTGCTGATCTTAAAAAGCAATCCAAGATGGGTTCTTTGACCGAGAAACTCATCAAACAAGTTGAGAAACTCAACGATGGTGGTTCCAAAGATGATGATCGTTTTTGGAAACCTGTAATGGATAAAGGTGGAACTGGTTCTGCTGTAATCCGTTTTCTTCCTGCTCCCGAAGGTTGTGATCTACCTTGGGCACAGGTTTGGTCTCACGCATTTCAAGGAACTGGTGGTTGGTTGATTGATAATTGCCTCACTACTCTGGGACAAAACTGTCCTGTATGTGAAGCAAACCGTGAACTTTGGAATACTGGTAGTAAGGACAATCAAAATATTGTTCGTGATCGTAAGCGTAAGCTTTCTTATTTCGCAAACATTTATGTTGTAAAAGATCCTGTGAACCCTGCGAATGAAGGACGAGTGTTCCTTTATAAGTTTGGTAAGAAAATCTTTGATAAGATTATGGCTTCTATGCAACCAGAGTTTGATGATGAAGAACCAATAAATCCTTTTGATTTCTGGAAGGGTGCTAACTTCAAACTGAAGTTGGTGAAGAAAGATGGTTATTGGAACTACGATAAGTCTGAGTTCGCACCATCTTCTGCTCTTCTTGAAGATGATGATGAACTGGAAACAATCTATAAATCACTCAACAACTTGAATGATTTTGTTTCTCCAAGTGAGTTCAAGTCTTATGAAGATTTGAAGAAACGTCTTGATTATACACTTGGTCTCAAAGGAACTCCTAAGTATCAAGACCCCGAGACGATTGGTGAAGAGGAAGAAGATGAAGTTTCACGTCCTGCGAAGGAAACTACTTCAGTTCGTCCTTCTGCTTCTAGTGATGACGAGGATGATGATGCCCTTAGCTATTTTTCTAAGTTAGCAAATTCCTGATTTCAAAATCAACTTTTAAATCCATTTTACCCCCGAAAAAAATCGGGGGTATTTTTTTGTCTGTAGGGTTCATACACCCATTATTTTTGGATTATAACCACGTTTAGTTTTTTGATCTACGTATTGTGAAGATTCCGCATATGTCATAATATTCTTCATATCACCTATAAAGACTGATAGGAATTGTGGTTTGAGGATTAATAGTTTTCTCTTCTTTTCATTTTCCAAAACTTCATATTCATAATTACTTACTTCTTTGATAGATGTAGTTGTAGTTTTGGTTTTATTTGTATCAGTGATGGAAATTGGTTGAACGTCCGTTGATATTTTTATTTTTACACCACTTATAGGAGTTGGGGTAGACATATGGTTTTTATTTTATTTAGTTTTGTGGTTTGAATTTAAATGTTGGAACAATTTCACCATTCACTTCTTTACCTACAACTTCATATAATGATGGGTCAAGGACTATATCATTTTCAAATGTAATATCAAGAACTTGAACTGTGGTATTTTCATTTCTTCCTTTTATTATTGTGTTTCCACCCCAACTTTCTGGCCAAGTATCTAAAATATTTGTGATCTTGATATCAATTTTATTTTCTCTTCCAGCAATTTTTAATGTGGACGAGTTAAGTCTAATATCCGTTACGATTGCTTGTGTAGTTTCCGTATTGTTTCTGTAAACAGGAACGTATTGATTTAGATTGACTGTAATAGTGTTTTGTGTGTTAGAGTTTGGAAACTCACTTAAAGTGTAATCACTTTGACCTTGAATGGTTGTAACTGATAGTGCTTTTTCTGAGTCAACTTGATAACCACCAGGAACTACAACACGTCCATATTCGTCTTTAAATTCAACAGTTTCCCAGTGATGTGTTTTTCCAAGTTCTTCTTCACTTCCATACTTATCAATAAGATACTTATAAAAACTATTATTATCTAACGGCCATTGTTGATTAATATTTGTAATATTATTGGTTATTAAAATTACCCAATCCAAGTCTGCGTTATCATAAACTTTTGCAGCAACTTGGTCTGGTCTTTCATTATCAATAATTTGATAATACTCAAAAACATTTACAGCATTCGCAATATCAGTTCTTAATTTTGCTCTTTTGAATATATTTTTAGTTACAACATAATCGTCATTAAATGACTGATTAGGAAAATTCGCAATATACTGGAAATTTGGTAGTTCTTTAAAGTATCCCATTTTAGTATCCTACATCGTCGTCGTTGACTGGGGAATAGTCACCAAGATTATCAAATATTGTTTTTTGATAATCACTTTCATATACAGGTTCAATCTCTTGAAAGTTTAGAGACATCTGCACAGATACTGGTTGTCCTTCGGCATAAGCAGCCCATTGACCGTCAGGAGCATAAACAACACTCATATTAACAAGAGCACAAATCTTAAATTTATTTAATCCAGATATTTCTTTATTTCCTGTTTTGTATGAAAGTTTAAAGACATTTGGAGTTCCAAGAAAAAGAGAAGCAGCACCAGCACCAGACTGTGAGTTTAATTTTCTTGGAGCACTACCTTGCTTAAACATACGAATAATTCTTTTTACATTTGTTGCTTCCTTAGCACTTCTTGGGCTCATACGCCAACTGAAACTAAATTGACGAAGTGTTGGACCTTGGAATAGTAATTCCATATTTGAGTTTGGAACAATTCCAAATCCTCTTGCTAAAATAGTTTCTGCTGGAATTTCAAATTGGGCATTTTTTGCTAGTAATGAAGTGATTGCTGCTCTAGTTTGCTGATTCTGCAATAAATCGGATATGTTTCCACCTGCTGCATTTGCTATTGTTCCTAACTGTATTATAGTATTTTGGGGCAACTTAATTCCACCCAAAGCATCAGCTACTTGTGCCCCAAGTGCTACTAGACCCTGACCAACTACTGCTGTAGCTGGACTTCTATTAATATTAGCACCAACTGCTGCCGTCATGTTATTCATACTATCATCCCCCCAACCTATAGCATTATTGTCTTGAATGCCAGAAGGAATTGGCAAAACGGTAGTTGCAATTGGTTCTTTTAGAGCACTGTTTCTTTGTAGTCCTTTTGTAAAAAGTTCTGGAATTTTAAAGTTTGGATTTGTAAAAAGGTCTCCAGATGGTGGACGATAACGATACATTGTAATTTGTAATGTATCTTGTTGATTTTTTAAGATATCAACTGGATATAATAAAAGACCACCTTTAAAAATATCTTTTTCATTTTTGCTATCAAAATTGAGATTAGCAGTATCGTTAAGATTTATTGATCCTGGTGGTGCTGCTAATATACCACCTACTCCTGGTACTGCTGTTGCTATTCCTGGATTTGTTCCTGGAAAACTATTGTTTACTCCTGCTTTGCTATTTTGATTTGCAGGTGTTGCACTAACGTTAACTACATTTTTACCAGCAGCACCTCCTTTTGCTTGATATGCTGCATATACCTTCTTTCTTATATCTACTGACAGTTGTTGCGCCAATGCTGTTGGTTTGTTTGGATCTCCATCTACAAATAATTTTGGGTCTCGTATTGCATCACTTGTATAACTGCCATTTTTATAAAATATTGCATTTCCTGTTAATGTATCATAACCAAATGCATTTTTTTCTTTTAATTCGTAATCACCAGTTTTTGCATCATATCTAATTCCAAGTTCAAGGCCCAATGGTCCCACAGATGAACGATAGTAATTATCTTTTAATACTTCATAAGCCATTTATGGTGCGTCCCAAACTTTGGTTTTAAATACTGGTTGACCTCTTCTATCAACAAACTTCTCTGTTGGAAGCAACGATACTTCTCTCCATTCTTTTTCAGGCACTTTAAAGAATTCAGTCATTACCCCAGAGAAGAGGTATTTATGTAAAGTTTTCTTGGGTGCGTTTACAATTCCTTCTTTATTTAGAAAGGATTCGGCAACACCTCCACGATATTGTGGATTGAGATAGTGAAGATTTGCTCCAAGAAACCAACCTTCATTAAAACTAATGTCTAAAACATAAGACAAAGGGTGTTTATCCCAGTATTCGTATCTTTGTGGATATTTTGCTGAATACAAAAAGAAAACCAAATTTCCTGGTTTTATAAATCCAGTATCTGCTTCATTAATATCTCTCTTTTGTTGACTTCTTAATTCATTCATTAGTGAATTGGTCCACCAATCACTGCTGCGATATTTGTTGCCTGCTTGTTTTCTAATATCGTCTGCGATCATTTTACGTTTATCCCCAATTCACGCTCGGTGAATACCTTGAATTCCCAACCTCTATCTTTACAATATTCACGGCAAGCTTCCCATTTTGCTTGATTAATTGCCCACATTTTTACTGAATAAGCCCAAGACTTTGTTCTTCTTTTTGGGTTTGTTTCTGGCATTTTTAAATCTTTTGCTGGTTTGATTTCAACAACAAGTGTTCGTGTATTTCCATCTTTGTCTTTATACTTCACAAAGAAGTCAGGGAAGTATCTGTGATACTTATTGTCTATTGGTGAACGATAAGGAATAAAAAACTCTTCACTTTTCCAAGAATTCACACTTTCAGTCAAATCACAATATTGCATAAACTTCAATTCATAAGAAGACCTATAGACAATATTTGATGGGTCTCCCCCATACTTTTGAGGATTGTGTGGTCTATATTTGCCCTGTCTATATTTACTATCTTCGTTGCGAGGCATACATAGTATAAACACTTAAGATATTTATAGATGGCTGCTTCTACTCCAGATAGAGGGTCTCCACGCATAGGACCAATGTACCTTAAGATGACTGAAGGTAGTCCATCAAATAATATGCCTTCGGCAAGAGAGATTTTTGGTAATTTATCTCTTACTAGTCAATTTAAAGTATCATTACATTTGACGAATGATACAGATGGATTAATGGGTTGGTTGCGTAATTCTGGTGTAATTAATAATGTCAAATATAATAGAAAAAATCCTTTCATCTATGATTTTTATTGTGCCGAAGCAGTTATTCCTGGAGTACAGTTTGATGTAACGGAAGAAATGGGAAGTCGTCAAGGAACGATTGAAAGATTTCCAACGAGAAGAATTTTCCCAGAATTTACGATGACCTTTTATGTTGATAATGAACATAATTTAATTCGTCTTTTTGAAGAATGGATGAATTATATCAATCCATTATATGGTAATATTACGTCTAATGCTGGTGAATTACCAGCAAATCCATTAGGACAAGGTGATAGTTTAGGGAAAGACAGAAGAGATTTCTTTCGTTTTAGATACCCAGATGAATATAAGAGAATTATATCACTTACAAAATTTGAGAGAAATTTTGATAGTTCAAACCCAAAAAATATAAAATTCCCACCACAGTTAACTTATAGAATGCTTGAAGCATTCCCAACAAATATTACTGCGATGCCTTTGACTTATGAGGGAAGTCAAATTGTAAAAACAACAGTCACATTCCAGTATATAAGATATGTGATGGAAAAGAATTACGGCAATTTGCCCAAATAAATAAATTTAATAACTGAATAAATTATGCCTTTACCGACTATCAAAACGCCACAATACGAATTGGTTTTACCATCAACTGGAAAAACAATTAAATACAGACCATTTCTAGTCAAAGAAGAGAAGATATTAATTCTTGCTCTTGAAAGTCAAAGCACAAAAGAGATTACAAATGCAATCAAGCAAGTATTAAAAGATTGTATTGTAACTAAAGGTATTAAAGTAGAAGAACTACCTACTTTTGATATTGAATACATTTTCTTAAATGTTCGTGGTAAGTCGGTTGGAGAAAGTCTTGATTTGATTATAACTTGTGGTGACGATGGAGAAACACAAGTTCCAGTAACTGTGTTTATAGACCAAATTAAAGTTGAAGAAGACCCAGAACATAAGAGGGATATCCAACTTGATACTGATTTGGTTTTGAGAATGAAGTATCCTTCATTAGACCAATTCATTAAAACTAATTTTGATTTTAGTGCAGAACAAAGTTCATCAAGTATCGACAGGTCTTTTGATATAATTTCTTCTTGTATTGATGTTATTTTTAATGCAGAAGAAAGTTGGTCTGCTGCGGATTCTACCAAAAAAGAATTGACTGATTGGATTGAAACTTTAACTCCAAATCAGTTCAAGGAAATTGAGAAGTTCTTTGATACGATGCCTAGACTTTCTCATACTGTGAAAGTTATAAATCCAAAAACAAAAGTTGAAAGTGTTGTGGCGTTGGAGGGTTTAACGTCTTTTTTCGGTTGAGTATGGCTCATATGGAACTAGAGTCATATTTTAGAATTAATTTTGCCTTGATGCAGTTCCATCGTTGGTCTTTAAGTGATATATATGATATGATACCTTGGGAAAGGGATATTTACTTAGCACTTTTACAGCAACACATTGAAGAAGAAAAATTAAAACAACAGCAGCAACAAAATGGTTAGTTCTGTTCTTAGTCCAGAAAAAGTAGTAGGAAGACAGAATACAAA